TCCACATTTGTAGAAAACTTCAGAGAATTTCTTTCACCAAAAGATTGACCAGTGAAATATACAAATTGTTCTACAATATAATTCAATTGATTTTGGTATTCACACCAAGCAATAAAATCATACGAAACATCGACGTAATCGGGTATTGGTGTTATAATATATTCCTGAACACTTCTATCGTTTACACCATATAGTGTAGAAAATTTGTCATATGGTGAGTTCTTATTATATTTTTGTTTTAGAACGTAACCAAGTTGATTTGTTGTAGCAACTTTATTCCGTCTCAACTCACTTTTCATATTCACACTTGAACGTCTAAATGTGATGAGTGGAACCAATGTTTTTCCTTTTTTATCTTTTAGATAACCGTTTCTTTGTATTGATGCCCATTTTTCAGAATTTGCATAAAGGGTTGGAACTACAATTGATTCACCGTTATCATCCACTCTGAGTAGCATTGAATTATCTATAAACGATTTTACTGCAAAATCTATATCATATAGAGTAATCCCTATTGATTTCGTTCTATCCTTGTCTCTACGAGTTTGAGTATGTCTTGATTTACCCAAATCAATCCGTGGACGTTCTTCAATATTTTTGTCATCTATAAAAGAATCTATGGTTCTTCGTACAGGTGGTTTACGATATGGCGATGAATTTTTTGGCATTATATGTTATCCGGTAAATTATTGTTTTCAGAAACTCTTGGAGCGGAACGAACTTCTTCAATATTGATACGAGAACGTCTTGTCAAGTGTGTATTGGCTATGATAGAAACATTGTGACCCCATCTTTCCGTTGCAAAAGAATAATCAGGATTCTTACCACCGAAGTATTGATTTTCTTGAATGGCATCTATTTCCCAGTATTCCCCATTATATTCTATTACGTCACCGACTTCAATATACGTTTCAACGTCTTTTAGAATTTCTCGAATAAATCCAAAATCACAAACCTGAGTATAGTCTTGTCCAAACTCTGTGCCTTCGAATGTCTGTGGTTGACGATTGATAAGCGACGGTATCTTTATTGGCTGATGATACACTTTTTTATCAGATTCATCATAGATATTTGTTTTTGTATTTTCTAATGAAAGTTTGTACAAAGCAACTTCGGTATCTATAATATCCACAATCAATTCGGTATTGAACTTGTGAACTAAAGAAGCATCTCGTTGTCCATGAAATAGTGGCATGGATTTATCCTATGTAAATTTTCAAAGGAGTTGCATTTAGTGAAACACCAAGTGCCTCTACCTCAAGTCGTTTTGCTTCAAGTAACTTGGAACGGGTCATCGTGTCCAACATTGTTCTAAGTTGTTCAACTAAAGCTTGTTTTTCCGTTGAAGCGGCACTTAGTAAGTCCGATGCATTTAGTGTTGTTTCACCGTTTGGAATTGGAATACTTCCATACTTACCACGAACATAACCCAACATTTCTTTTGCCAATGCAAGTCCGTAATTATAGATCCAACTGTGTCCAACCGAATTTATGTTTGAATATACCATGTAATCATATGGAGCATTAGACATATCGGAAACGAGCCCTGTTACACCAGAACCAGATATTGGTTGATATTTCAATGGGTTAGAACGTTCTTCTTTTACAATATACTCAATCCACAATTTGAAATCTCTGACAGGTCGTGGGAATATTCTAAGTTGATTGTTTATTAACTCAAAAGAATATGACGACTTTCTCATCAAATCATTGAACTCAATTGCCTGAATGCGAAGTAAGTCAGCATACATAGGCATCAACATAAAGGAAACACCTGTTGAATATGCACCGAAGCCGAACGTATCTAACATCGCCTGATTACCCAAGTATGGGTCATAGAAACGAATAGATGCTGGTGGAGCATAATGGTGAACTTTCTTTATCTCAATAGAACCTGTTGGTTTGTATACATCTCGTATTAGTGCATTTAGATCATAATTTTGACGATCATACTGTACATCAATAGAAGCCGAATAAAAATTCACATTACCGTTTGTAAACGTTTCAGAACCATATTCAGTTGCAAGTTGAATCAACCCACCCATGTTCGTAGATATATGTTCATGGGTCAAGTTATTATTTGTGGGAGTACCCATTATACTCAATAGATTCTGTTGAATATTGAATTGATTTACATTGTAAGAATATTCATAAACTGCTTCTTCAAAACAAGCGTAAAAGTTTACGTCTTGTAATTCAATATCCACTATCGGATAACCCATTCTCTTAGCACACCAATCTGCAAATGCATCAATATCTGATTGAAATCTTGCATCAGAATCGAATGTTCCGAATGGTGTACTACCGGTTGTAAAACTTGAACTGCCAGGCCAGATAGGAATTTCTATCATTTATTTCTCTTATTTCTGTTCTTCAAAATAGTTCAATATATTGTCAACTATTGGATGGCGATGATTTGTTTTTAGTTCATACACACCAAGACCAGGAACAGAGTTGACCATATTAAATAAATATGGGAAACCAGAGTCTTTCTTGTTCTTTAGGTCTGTTTGTGTTACGTCACCACAGATTAACATCTTGGAATTTGTACCGAGACGGGAAAGAATCATCTCCATCTGTGACTTTGTTACGTTTTGGGCTTCATCAACAATAACACACGCATTTACAAACGTTCGACCACGAAGAAATGAAATCGGTGCAATCTCAATGATATTTTCATTTATGAATTTGTCAATCTTTGGCTTACCATATAACATATACATATTTGCATGAATTGGAGCAACCCACGGATTCATCTTTTCTTTTATATCACCGGGTAAGAATCCAATATCTTCATTAGATACTGTTGGTCTTGTAATGATAATTCGTTCAACTTCACGATAGAAAAGATACTCAAGAGCAATTTGTGTTGCTAGTAGTGTTTTGCCCGAGCCAGCTTTTCCTGTTAGAACAGAGATGGTATCTCTCAGTATATTTGATTTTACTTCTTTTTGTTCTGCATTCAACGATAAGTTGAAATGTATCTTGTTTTTTATTTGTCTCCTCCCTTTCTTTATACCTGAAACTTCAATACCTGCGACTTCTTCTTCGAGAATGTATTCTTCTGCGTTTTGATTTATCATAAAAACTCCTACAATAATTTAGAAAGGGTTTCTCCTATAACTTTACCGTCGTGTTTGAGTTCAACAAAAGAACTCTCCATGTTTTTGGACTTATGTGTCCATTCGAATCCAACCATACCCATCAGTTCCATACCACGCATAATTGGATATACAACAGCAGACTTCGTTCCACGTTGTGTGAAGAAGGCTCTTGTTAGTATATCATCTATGTCTTCTATTGATGGGAATATACCACGTTCGGTTGAAACAGATTCTACTAAACCTGAATAAAGTGTTGTTGGTAAATTTTGGTATTCTTTGAACTCTGTACTAACTCCTTCTTCAAGTGCTTCAAAGGTTGTTGATAACTTGTTCATAGAACGACCTGTTTTGAATTTACCACCGTTGTGACGTTGAAGAATAAAAGCACGTTGACATCCATACTCGTAGAGTTGTTGTTCAAGTATTGTCTGGACTAATTTTGATTGAGAAATTTCACGGGTAACTTTCTTGTGTTTATATTCGCCGTACTTGTATTTTAGAAACCAAGACAAAAACACACCCAAGAGTGTGACAAGACTCGATATTCCGAGTTTTACAAGGTCTATGTAATCTGTGAATATATCCATATGTTATAAATAGTTTGTAGAAACTAAAAAGGGTGAACGAATGTCCACCCTTTTCAGAATTATATTTTTGTTACGTTACTGAACGAATATCAGTTTACCTTCTTTCAATTTGAACGAACCTCTTGGTTTATAACCAGCAGTTTGAACTTCTGGCTCTCCACCACCTTCTTCTCCACCTTCTTCCCCACCAGCTTCCATTTCTTTACCCTTTTCTTTATGAGCTTTTTGGAATAATGGGAGTAAGTTGTTTATAACAGTTGCAATCGCCCATGCAACAATAATAATGTGACATACGTGGAGTGCTGCCATTCCTATATCAAGGAGTGGACCGAGTACGCCAAGAAATGGTTTTACGAGAGATGCAATTACACCAAGATGGTCTGCACTAACAAATGAACTGACTTCTTCTATGATTTCCAAAACTTCACCAATAAGAAGTGTTAGAATAGCAAATTCATAAACACCTGGTCCATTTTTATATTTGTTAGAAACCCAAGAAGTTCCCTTCAATAATCCCTTCCCTATCATAAAACTACCAATTTTAGATGCTATAAGTGAGAACGGACTAAAAACCG